CACGAAATATATTTCGTGTGCTATATATGACACACATATGTTTCCGCGGATATACATGTTTTATATATGTCTCTATGACACTCACTGACTTTTTGAACTATTTTATATAAAGTTGTTGCGTAATCTTAGACGGAAATAAAAAGGTGTCCACACCTCAACATGATACCCACAACATACTTAATGTATACACATTTTTATACAGTTTACCCAAGGTAATGTTGCGTAATCTTAGACGGAAATAAAAAGGTGTCCACACATCAACACCATACCCACAACATACTTACAGTATACACATCTTTACCAAGGAAACGTTGCGTAATCTTAGACGGAAATAAAAAGGTGTCCACACCTCAACATAAGACTTCATGGAATTCTCATATTAGATTTATTGGGTTTTCTTGTTGCGTTTTCTTATAGATTTTCGTTATACTTAAATGGTATTTGCGGTTTCACGTTTTACATACTTTTTATAATCTTAAATACAAAATATGATTTATAGAGTATGTAGGGGTGTGGTGGGTGTGACGGGTGTGACGGGTGTGACGGGTTACGGGTATGTTTACATCTTTTTTATATTGACATCTTCCATTTTCTTTTTTTTTTTTAAATATCCTCTAAACCCGTCACACCCGTCACACCCGTCACACTATACATTATTATTATTATTTAATGAAGAAAACATAGAGATATTGCCGTAAGAACAAGAGGGAGGGTGAAACTCTCAAGGTATTTGGGTGTGACGGGTTTGATTTTGAACCCGTCACAACCCGTCACAACCCGTCACCATACCATAACCACGTGGATAATCACACCCTCTTAACTTCATATTTCCCTAAACCAGCAAATACCCTTTTTTACCTTTTTGATAAATAGCAGTTTAGCGGTTTCACGATTTCTGGATAGTCCAGCGTACAATGTTTTGACGTAGGGTGTGACACTTTAAGGTATATTTACTAAGATGAAACCCCTAAAGTGTCACATGGTAAGTTTTGACGACCAGATTTAACCCAAACAAACACCACACACACCTTTTTTATTATACACTTGTAGCATGTCAATATCTAATATTTTACAAAAAAACGATTTTACTATTTACGCAGATACTCTCAAATGCCGAGAAATACAAACAGAGATTTCACCCTCTAAAATCTACCCCATTCAAAATACATCTGGTAATACTTCTACTAACTTTCCTAATGTAAACGGTACTGACCCGAATATCATATTGTGGGGTGCTGTTCAAGGGGTTTTTCCGGGGACATGGGTTTGGCCTCTCGACAATACGTATACCCAGACAATCGACATCACCCTTACTATGACTGGTCTTGATGGGGCGACAACGAGAGCAGGAGGTATTGCATTTCAGTTTCAGAACATTTCAGACGACACCTGGACGACTAGCGGTATTCCATACCAATGGCAAGTTGTTAACAACACCGAAGCAGTTGGTGTCAAACTTATTCACCAAATACCCAACGACCACCCATATAAGAATGTAAGACTACTGGCTAACTGTACGGCTACAAATGTTAGATTTGGGTTTGCCCCCGGGGATTTTGCAACAGCATGTTATTGTTCTGGCTCTATCACTTCGAACTTGTAGCCTCAAACTGTTTCACCAGTTTAGGCACATCATCGATTAACATACTGCGAGGTTCAAAAGAATACTCACCAGTAATCCACCGTACAATGTATCCTTTCTCTCCATTTCGCGTTGCTGGTTTTACGATTTTGGATATTGTCCATTTTTCAGCACTCTCTCTTTTATTATCAACGTACTCTACCAACTGTAAATTCTCCTCATACAGATTACCGAACCAGTCAGGACGACGACTTGGTGGATATGCTGTTTTACTATTGGTCGGTGGTTCTACTCTGTAAATTACACTTCCAAAATCCGTTTTTGGTTTTAATACCTTATTAATTCTATATAGTCTTTTACTCCACATCTCGCCATCATTACTGACCTTTCGTTTTTGTACTCTCACTACATCACCAACGTAAAAATTAGGCGGTTCAGCCATTGCTGATGCCTTGTTCTCCATACGTTTTACAATCCGTTTGTTGTCTTCTTCATCTCCAATTTCTGCTACAGTTGGTTTCACTTTAGTAGTTGTGTGAATGCTATTGTTGTAATTCTCAACGAGTAATGGTAAGAACTCAGGCCAATCACGAGAACCAGATGCTCTCATCACTTTTCGTATCATTCCTTTCAATATGCCGTTAAACCGTTCAATCTGTCCATTCGACTGAGGCTTACCGGGTAAACTCAATACTTGATGAACATCATGCTTTTTCAATACAGCACCAAAAACAGGATTTATGAATTCACTGCCCCTATCACTTCTGACTGACAGAATACGTCCTGCTTCTTTCAATATACTGTCCATCTCTTTCGCCACTGTTTCCTTTCTCTTGTTTTTCAATGGGCGGGCGTACCCTCGTTTACTGAATAAATCAATACCGGTCAAGATATACTGATAACCATTCCATGCTATCGTTTGTAAATCTGCCAAATCAATACCCATCACACGTCCAGTTTCTTTGACAATCGTCGACCTAACAACCCGTTCTCGTTTAGGCCTCTGATACATCTGCCATGTCTCCTGACGTTTCAACCAATTCATGGTCTGCTGTTGGGTCAATTCCAAACCTTCCTCATTGCCCTTTTTCCACAACTTATCACGACCAAATACAAAATGTCGATTGTAATACAAATCAAACAATCCTTTCTCTTGCTTTTCCGTGAGAGGTAATGGGGGCATTTCTATTATTAGTCATCATATTATGATGTTTAATAATCTTGTGATTTTCAACGAAGCATTGCGTCAAGTTCCGCCTTGGTCATCTTCTTTCCACCGAGACGCACCAACGCCCCACCCTTTGCCTTTGCCTTAGGCTTCGTGGTACGGGTGTTTTTACCATATCCATGACTGAGAGCGAACCGGCCAAACGAAGTCTCATCACCAACATGAGATGATAGACCCGGAGCGTTTCTGACAGCCTTAGAAGCATATCTCGTTACTGGATGAGTTAGTGCCTTGTATAGCCTGGAGAACCAAGAACCACCAAGCACACGGTTTGTCGAACTAGTATCTTCAACGGAGTACTGGATTGGAGAACTCAGCGCCTGTTCAGGAGTGAGAGACGGTCGGAAGTTAGTGAACGTTCCGTTATTATCGACCACAAAGTCATCATATATCGCCCAGGCATCCGCAATACAATTTTCAGTCACACCAACCCCAAGTTCAGACTGTACAAGCATACGAACAGTCATCGACAGTGTCTTATTCACATTCGCCAGAGTGCCTTCAGTAAGCCCCATCTGGGACGGGGTAAAATAGAAAATTCCACCTGCCCCAGGGTTGTATTTCGTAGGGTCGACAGATGCTCTCGCACCAGCCCAGGTAGCGAAACGTTTGTTATAACCATTCTGAGTGGACATCGTGTACAGTTGGTGAACATCCATAGTTTGAAAAATGTTCTGTCGGTTATCCATATCAATCGACATACCCACGATTGGGTTAAAGGTTACAGCACCATACTGAACCTTGGGTCGTCGACAGTAGACAGCGAACATGCTGGGAATACCGTTTACAGAAAAGGTTGGAATGTTCACTGGTACAACAGCCGTACCAATAGCCGTTACATTTGCCCCCTGCTGTCTTAAATACACGGGTGAGTTATATACAAGGGTGGGCGGTATCTTCTCAACAATCGAAGGTGTCCATGTGCGAACAAGTAGGCTGTGTTGTGCTGACTGCAATGCGACAGATACACCAGCAATGGGGGCGAGATTGATGACGCTGTCGGTGATATCCTGGAAATTGAGGTCAAGCATGAATTTATTTATATTCTTAAACGGCTGTGCATCTCTTGGTGCATGCGTTTGGAAGCCGTCCATAAGTAGTGCCTCCTCTAGGGTAATGGTTAGTGCCAAACGTTCATCTGCTAAAACACCACTATCCACAACAGAAAACGTATAATTAGCACCCAGTCCTCGTGTGGTGTTCGCCTGAATAGCATCACCTCCAGTGCGTAGCATATCATTGATACGCGTACTGTCGAATAGCGAGTAGTCATCAGTCTCAGAAGCCTGCGACATTAGGGCTAAATCAGTTGCACTCATATTTGAGATACGAACATCAACCTGTTCTGCGATGTTGGTTGTAAGCCTTAGACCATTGATATCCAGACTAGCGTTTTGAATAGCCCGGTTCAGTGGAAAACTCGACACCCCGATTTTATTGATTAGTTTGGTTACCTTATCCGTATAAGGTAAAGCACCGAGGCCAGTTATCCAAAAAACAAATGTTGCCCGTGCCTTAGGCACGCTCTCCACCAGCC